CTAACGTTGGCAAGATGCCAAGTAAATCGCCAGTAGTTAGATTTTGTTGGTAAAGTATTTCCTCAGCGTAAATACTATTTTCAGCAATTGTAACTTTTACAAGTGCTGTTGGTACTCTATATCCAAAGTCCAAACCGTAGCATACTTCGCCCTCTGGCACCTGGTCCGTAATTTTCCAATGAGAATAAATTTGCTCCTCACTAACTCCACGAAGTCCAAGTCCGAATACTTGCCATAACATCGGGTCCGCATCTTTATAACTTTCGATTACATTTTTTTGAATGTCGCTAAGAAATGGATTGTCTTTGTAAGTAGAATGTATTTTAACTGCATTATCCCCATCTGCAATTGCGTAACAATAACTGTCAAAGTCTGAAGGGTTAAGATCTATAATTACTTTTTCTGTTGTCCTTATGTCCAATTGGTCAAACAACTGCTTACTTATTAAATTTGCCTCATTGATAAATAAAATGTTTCTCCCTGCTCCCCTTGCCTTGTCCGCATCCTCCAAGCCGAAAAACTCAATGTAACTGCCATTTGGGAAATGGTAAATATTGTCTGTCTTGTTGTGCCATTCCTCCCGGTACCAACCGAAAGTCCTAATGATGTTGTCAAAATCTCGTAATGCTCCACGCTTTAAATGGGGCAAGGAATGGCTAACTACTGTTATTGTTTTGCGTGAATTTATGCAAATTGTTATAAGAAGTTGCATAATAGAGAAAGTTTTGCCCGAACGACTGCCGCCTTCGTTGACTATGTAACGCTTATCACTACTAAGTGCGTTATGATTAATACTAAATAATTTGCCCGATTGAATTTTTACCATTTATGCAAAATTAAAAAAACCTACTCATAAAGTAGGTTTTAGTTGTTAGTATGGGATTTTAACCCATATCTCCCAATCAAATTGGGATGTTCACTGCATGTGGTATTTATTCCCACTTACACCAACTAACAAGAAAAGACGTCCGCAAGTGTGCATTGTGAAGAGGCATCGGACGTTACTATATTTAATTTACAATTTCTATAGTTACTTGAGGCAAGTTGATTGAAACATCTTGCTCCACCCTTTCAACATAACCACGCTTTTTGCCTTTGGTCTTTAGGTAAAAAATAGTTGATGTTACCTCGCCGTCTTTGATCTGTTTATGCAGTTGCGATTCCGCAAAGTCTAAAGTTATATCTTGAATAGAATCAACAGCGGATTTGTATTCCTCATCCTCAACAATCCATCTATAGTGTGTATCTCGTGTTATACCTACATTCTTACATGCAGTTGTAACAATGCCAAGCGATTGTTCTAATGCTGTTATCATTGCCTTTTTATGTGTCTGAGTTTGTAAGTTCATATTACTACTCCATTCTTTTTAATTATCAAAGTAGAATCTAATTTTTTCATTCTGTCTACAATTACTTGGCAATATTTGGGATCAAGTTCCATGCCGTAACATTTGCGTTTAAGTTGGTGTGCTGCTACCATTGTTGTTCCTGAACCAAGAAATGGATCATACACTCCATTTCCTATTTTTGTATTGTTTTCTATAGGAATAGACATACAAATTGCTGCTTTTTGTGTGGGGTGGCTTGTTTTTTCTTCTTTGCTTCCACTCATAATGTGTGTAGGCGGAGCTGCATCCCAAACCGTTGTTAATTTTCTATCTCCTTGCCAGTTGTGGTTCTTGCCTTTTCTTACTGCATACCAACACGGCTCGTGTTTAAAATGATAATCTGCCCTTCCTAAAACCATAACCGATTTATTCCAAATTATTTGCTGTGTTATTTCGAATCCAACATCTCTTAAACTTTTCATTACAACATCAGCAAATTTTGAAGCGTGCCACACATAAGCAACATCCCCCTCAAACAATGCCCAAACCTCAGTCCAATCAGCACGATTATCATTTGACACTAAACCTTCTCTTGGTTTTCCCATCAATTTATCTCCTAAAGCATCAGTTCTCCAAGTCGCATCATAATTAACACAATATGGCGGATCAGTAACCATTAAAATAGCTTTTCCTCCATCCATCAACCTTGCAACAGCATCGCTATCAGTTGAATTCCCACAAAGCAATCTATGTTCTCCAATCTCAAATAAATCACCTAATACAATATCTGTTTCAATACCGCCTTCTGGAACGTCAAACTTGTCTTCTTCTGCTTCTAATTTTACTGCAAACGCATCAGGCATATCCAATCCCCATTCTCCTATCTTCTCAATGTCCCATTCACTATTAATAACTTCCCAGTCCCACTCACCAAATCCAACATTATCTTTTATAATAAATTCCTTTTGTTGGTCTTCTGTTAACTCATCCGCTATAATTACATTTACCTCTTTTAATCCAGCCTCAATACATGCCTTTAGCCTCATATTACCCCCTAAAACAATCATGTCGCTGTTTACAACAATAGGACGCAATTTTAGCATTTCGGGAAATTCCTTAATAGATTTTACTAACTTTTTAAATTTATCATCCTTTATAATACGTGGGTTATTAGGATTACTTTTTATTTTTGTGATTTCAATAAGATTCATAGGTTAGCTGTTTTTCATATTTCTTGTAATAATTCATTAATCTTATCTATTAATTTATCTCTTCCATACTTTCCTATAAGATTAATATCTACTTTCAAAGTTACAAAAGAAAAACCGTTTATTGTATAAATGCTTTTTGAGTTCTCATATATCAACTTTAACGCATTGCAAGTTTTGTAATCATTAATTGTAACAAAGTTTTGTGTATCGCTAACGCTATGCATAACAGTAGCATAATGCTTTTTTAAATGTTTTGCAATATCAATAAACGTAAAGTTATAATGTTTACGCATTATATAAGCAAATAAATGCCTGGCAAATACATATTGTTTATATCTATTCTTTAAGTGAAATTGATGAGGAGTAATGTTTAACGATTCACAAACTATCTGTTCTACTTGCTTTATAATTTCATCATTCATTGTAAATATTTAAATATGTGTGCAATTACGTCAATTGTCCAACCATCACCTAATAAACATGCAGCATCATTACGTTTTAAAATTTTTGTGTAACCATCTTTAACAGTTTGCAATCTTTCTAATTCTGTTTGTGTTAAAATTCTAATATTTTCATTGTATTTAAATTCAGAATTATCAAATACTATATTAATAAAACCTAATTTATTATATCTTCTATAAAGTTTAGTTTTACTTGCTAATGGTCTACTTTCGCTATCTAAAATACATCTTGCTTTTAATCTATCAGTATAACCATTTTCTAAAATAGATTGAAATGTTATTTTTTTATTTATAGGTTGTAATATTTTACAATATCTCATTCCAAACATATCAAAGTATTCTGGTCCAATATTAGTCCAATAACTTCTTTGCCTAAATTGGGCAGATACTAATTGTGAATTTATATTTACTGGGAAAGTACCTAATAAATGTGATATAGTATTATAACTAAATTCATCCATTGCTACATTTTCAAGTAGAAAATATTTAGGTTTGCATTCTTTTAATAATCTTAAATACTCATAAAATAATCCAGATTTTTTACCTTGCAATCCTTTTCTTTCTTTATTTACCAAACTAAAATCTTGACATGGACTACCCCCAATTAGCAAATCAATATTTGGTAAATTACTTCCTTTAATATCTAAAACATTACCTAATTGCATTGTATTAGGATAATTATATTGAGTTACTTTTATTGCATGTGATTTTATTTCAGATGCAAAGTATTTATCTACTTTAATACCGGCACGTTCTAAAGCCTGTTGCCCACAAGACATTCCATCAAATAGTGATAGTACATTCATCAATCATTTTTTTAATAAATTCCCTTATTTTCTTTGCCATTTTTATATTATCAATTTTGCATAAAGTTTTGAAATCATAGTATTCATCAATAGTAAATTTTACACTTATCAAAGGCAATTTATATTTATACTTTTTTACAAGAGGTTTAAAATCTGATTCCAATAGATTACGGATTGCAAGTTTTAAAACTTTTGTTTGATGCATATTATTAATAATTGCAAATTGATTTAATTCCAATTCATCTTCCGGCTTAAACCATGCTGCTATTTTCGGTTGTTTTTCTCTCATAAATATATTTTTTAACTGCCAGTCTTAAGGCTTTAGAAATGTTTATATTTTTTTCTTTGCTGAATTGTTTTAAATTATCGTACATAGATTTTGTAAGATAAACTTGTACTAATTTGTAAGATTCTTTTTGATTCATTTGTTAAAAGTTTCGACATAATAGTTTTCTGCGTAGCTGCATTCTGCAACGTCTTTAACATCTGGACAACATTCTCTAAAAATTGCATGTTCTAATCCTTCTCTATAACCTTGATTATAGGCATCTTTAATTTGTTGTTTAAATAATGCTTGTAAATTCCATAAAAAATTTATACCATGTTCTACTGCTGTATTATTATTCATTTTTAATTGTTTAAAATTTCAATTGCTTCTTGTACTGTTCTAACAATATAAATCTCACCCTTCCAGCTTTCGTGAAATTTAATTTGATCCGGTGTTAATTTGGCTTTAGGTTTTTTTACCTCCATTAAAAAAAGTTTGTTCTTAAAACATACAAGCAAATCGGGAATACCTTTTGATGAAAGATGAGCAACACTGGCACCAATAGCCCGGAGTGCATTTACAATTTCCACTTCATTATCATCCCGCTTTGCTCCGTAATGTCTCATAATTAAACTATTTCTTTATTAAAATTTCCATTCTCATAAAATTCTTTAACAAATGCCATAAGTTGGAAGGCATCATCTTCATTAATCAAAACTTGATTTTTCCCTATTTCAAACTTTAAAAATGTTTCATTGTTTTGCTCAAATTCAGATACAATCAACTTCTTAAATTCATCGTCAATAATTACTAATTTAGTCATAGGTTAAAATAATTTTGCAGAAATGAAATAATTTGTTTTG